GTACCGACGTACGATAATTATGGATTTGAACCAATAGATCCAATGATTAGAACCGACAGGATTGGAGGGCTTGCCAGACAGCGTAGAAAATATACATCAGTACCAACTAATAATACTGTTGTATGGCAATTTAAAAGTGATGCGCATGCACAGGTATTTGAATCGTGGTATAGAGACGTTTTAACTGATGGTGCAGCATGGTTTTACATGAAATGTAAAACTCCAGTTGGATTAAAGTTTTTTAAATGTCGATTTAAAGGGATTTATAAGGGACCCTCATTCATTAAACCAGGCTTGTGGCGTTATTCGGCAACAGTTGAATTAAGAGAGAGACCTCTTGCCCCAGTTGGTTGGGGCCATTACCCGGAATGGCTTGCGGGACAGTCTCTTCTGGATATTGCGCTTAATAAGGAGTGGCCGAAGCATGACGCAGATTAAACGCCTCTACGCCAGCAGCGGACCGGAGGTGATCATTGAAACGCTGCAGATCACCATTGGCTCTGATGTTCACTACCTTTGCCAGGGTTACGACAACATCACGGCAACGACGGAGAACGGCGATACCGTAACGTTTACCGCCTGTGCAATAGACATTGCGCTGCCGACGCGCAATGCGGACGGTACGCAAGATTTGAAATTTGCCCTGTGCAATATCGATGGTGTTGTGTCCACGGCGATCCGCAATGCGCTGGCTAACCGTCTGTCTGCATTGCTGACGTACCGGCGTTATATCTCCACGGATTTAGCGGCCCCTGCGGAAGTGCCGTATACGCTGAAAATCAAGTCTGGTTACTGGACGGCGACAGAGGCGCAGATCACTGCGGGCTACATGAATATCCTCGATACCGCCTGGCCACGTTACCGCTACACGCTACCTGTATTCCCCGGACTGCGTTATATCAGCTAAGGAATCCCAATGTTCAACCCTGATAAATACCGTTCAGTCACCTGGCTGAAGGGCGGGCGCGTATACCCGCAACTCGACTGTTTCGGCATTGTGAACGAGATACGCCGCGACCTGAATTTACCCGAATGGCCCGATTTTGCAGGGGTCACCAAAGACGGCGGGGGCCTCGACCGGGAAGCGAGAAAGCTGATGCTTTCGCTGAAACGTTGTGAACCCTGCGAAGGGGCCGGGGTGGCCTGTTATTCCGGGTCGACTGTCACCCACGTAGGGATCGTGGTCAGTATCGATGGTCTGCTGCATGTGGCGGAATGCAATCCGGGAACGAACGTCACCTTTCTGCCGTTGCCGCGGTTTAAGCGCCGATTTGTCAAAGTGGAGTTCTGGCAATGACCATTCGTTTTTACCCGTCCCGGCTTCCCGGTGAACCACTCGAAACGCATGAGCATGGTGTAACCAGTATTCGCGGCTGGCTGGTGGCAAATGTTGAAGGCTACGAGGATCGGGATGTCCCACCGCTGACCGTTGAGGTTGAGGGTCAGTCAATTCCGCCAGGCGAGTGGGCTACTTGCGTGATCCACCCTGATAGTGATGTTCGGCTTTATCCGGTTCCCTTCGGGCTGGAGGCCGCCACAATCGCGTGGATCGGTATCGGTATCTCCGTTGCCGCTGCAGCCTATTCGCTGTTTATGATGAGCAACATCGATACGGGCGGCTATACCTCATCCACAGGGCGGAGTCTCGACCTGAACCCGGCGCGGGCCAACACCGCAAAACTCGGTGATGCCATTCGGGAGGTGTTTGGCCGGGTGCGTATCTACCCGGATTATGTGGTCCAGCCCGTTACCCGGTTCGATGCCGCCGATCCTACGAAAATGCGCGTCCAGATGCTGCTGTGTCTCGGTGTCGGTGAACTGATTTATACCACTGGCGATATCAGGGTAGGCATTACGCCAGCTTCAACGCTGCCGGGTTTCAGCGGCACATATTTTCCGCCAGGCGCGGACGTTTCCGGCGATGAGCGCAGTGAAAACTGGGTCAACAGTACGGAGGTCGGAGGGACATCATCCGGCACCGGGCTGGACATGGCCCAGACGTCGCCGGACGCAGACGACATTATCGCAGACAGCATGACCGTATCCGGTTCGAGCGTAACGTTTACCGGGCTGGATACGGATGATGATGACGATAATGACGAGAACGATAGCGCGCTACCGCCCAGTTGGGTCACTGGCGCCGTGGTCGAACTGAAAGCCCCGGCGAACTACCAGATCACCACGGCGGCTGGATACAGCGTTATCGCAAGCCCGCTGCTGACGGAGATCGCGCCGGCAGTAGGTATGCCGGTTACGCTGGGGTTTAAATCTGTCGATTACGATCTTTTTATCGCGTCATATACCCCCGGTCAGGCTGCAGTGCCCGGCGCCGGGGGGAGTGCAGCAAAACTCCAGGCCAGTGCGGCCCCGACCACCTACGATTTTTCGACCAGCTCCAGCACGTTCACGATCACCTGGCAGGGGATTACCTACCCGGTGTCGCTGGTGGCTAACTACGTCTCGATGTCGGGACTGCTGGCGGCCATCACTGAGGGACTCACTGGCTCCGGCCTGGTTGCGCAGGACAACGGCGGAACTGTACTGATAACCGAGTCGACCAGTCCGTTCGCGGGTGGGGCGATCACGTCCTCTTCACTGCCTGCAGCTGTTTTCGGTGATGCCCCGGTTTACACCTCCGGCACGGCATCAACCGGCGGCAGCCCGGCGGTAACGGCGAATGTGACGCTTGCCTATAACAGCGCCACGGGAACGGCCTTTTCCGGAATGCCGGAGGGGGTGCAACGGCTTTCACTTGCTCACCGCGGGAATGAGTACCGCATTGTCTCGACCGACGGCACAACGGCGACGGTGGCGCGCCTGGTTTCCGGTGCCGTTGATGAGTCATGGCCGGGATTCACCGCCAGGACGATGATCGACTATGAGGCCACTGGTCTTAACAACACGCTGAGCTGGCTGGGGCCGTTCCTGGTTTGCCCTGAGAATGAAGTGGTGGATGCATTCGAGGTGAATTTCTCCTTCCCGAACGGCATCTGTGGCTTTGACAGCAAGGGGAAAAAGCGGCTTCGGCATGTTGAGTGGGAGATTCAGTATCGCGTCTACGGTTCCGGATCGGGGTGGGTGAGTCACCAGGGCGAGTATGCGCTTAAAAACGTCAACGGGCTGGGATTCACTGAGCGGATCACCCTCAGCTCACCAGGGCTGGTAGAGGTTCGCTGTCGCCGGCGCAATGAGCAGGGCTCAAACAACGCCAGGGATTCGATGTACTGGCAGGCACTGCGCGGGCGACTACTGACGCGCCCTTCATCCTATCCCGGCGTGTCGCTGATGGCGGTGACCGTTGAGACGGGGGGCAAATTGGCGGCTCAGTCGGACCGCCGCGTAAACGTTGTGGCCACGCGGGCCTATGACTCAGGAACGGCCAGAACCATTTCGGGGGCGCTGCTGCATGTCGGGAACTCGCTGGGACTGGAGATGGATGTCGACACCATCAACGTGCTGGAGTCTGCATACTGGACGCCACGCGGCGAGTATTTCGACTTTGCTACCGGCGACAGTATCTCAGCGCTGGAAATGCTGCAGAAGATAGCCAATGCCGGGAAGTCACGTTTTCTGCTGAGTGATGGCCTGGCGACGGTCAACCGTGAGGGGATTAAGCCCTGGACTGGCGTGCTCACTCCGCATGAGATGGTGGAGGAGCTGCAGAGCGGATTTACCGTACCGTCCGACGATGATTTTGATGGCGTCGACGTGACATACATCAACGGGACTACTTGGGCGGAGGAGACCGTTAAATGCCGGACGCCGGACAATCCCACGCCGGTGAAAATCGAGAATTACAAACTCGATGGGGTACTGAATCAGGATCACGCCTACCAGATCGGCATGCGTCGCCTGATGAAATACCTGCTGCAGCGGGTGACGTTCCAGACCACTACCGAGCTGGACGCGCTGTGCTACAACACGGGCGATCGCATTGTGCTCACGGATGATATTCCGGGTAACAACACGATTTCCTGTCTGGTGGAGGCGATGACAACGGCTGGTGGCGTGACAACGTTCACCGTCACGGAGCCGCTGGACTGGTCTTTCGAAAACCCCCGAGCGCTGATCCGCTATCAGGATGGCTCTGCATCCGGGCTGATGGTGGCGAGCAGGGCGGGTGATTTTCAGCTGTCAGTCCCGCACCTGAGCGAATTTGATGACCCGATGAAGGTTGACCTGTCGTCGGCAACCATTGAGCCGATCCGCCTGGTGTTCTGCGGCTCAACGCGCCATGTCTACGATGCCATTGTAGAGGAGATCGCTCCGCAGTCAGACGGAACCTGTCAGGTCACCGCTAAAGAATACCTCGAATCGTTCTACCAGTACGACGACGCCACATACCCCGGCAACGTCGCGTAATACCCCATAACAACCCCTAATTAACTCTTTTCGCTCAAACCCTCGTTTGGGCGAAGCCTTTTTTGGAGCAAAAAACATGGCCGAACTTAACCCGCCTTTGGGAACGACGACGCCTGAAATATTCCTGGATAACGTCAAGCGCGCTGACGAACTGGTTAACGGTCCGGCCGGAACGGTTAACGACCGCGCAGGCGAACCGCTCTATACCTGGCGCCAGATGATGGTTAAGAATGACGAAGTTCGGCAAAACATCATCCCGCTCAGTAAGCAGTATCAAACGCTGGAGGCTGCACAGGCAGATATCGCGAATATTCCGGTGGGCTCGACCACGTACTACCGTAGCCCGGACGACAGCGCGCTGGCTGTTGAGGTAATCAACAACGGCGGGACGTTGCAGCCTACCGGGCGGCAGATGCCGTCTAAGTCATATCTGGATTCTGTCAGTGAGGTGACTGGGCAGATTTATTCTGATGTAGGGCGCGGCTCACTGGTCATTAACTATTTCGACAAAGAGCGGACTACGGATGGTTTTGCGGTTGGCTCTACCGGCTCGCTGGTCGCAAATGCGGCGTACTTTGTGAGTGACATGATACCCGCACTCGACGGTACGCAGTATGTTTTCGCTGTGAATGTGTCACAACTGGCATTTTATGATTTACAGGGCAATTTCATTTCCTATGTTGCAGGCGCCACTGCGGGGGCTGTATTTACCACGCCAGCCAGGACTCGTTATATCCGGTTCTCGCAGACGCTGAGCACTGGAAAATCCGGACAGATGCTAATTAAAGGTACTTCTCTTCCTGCTGGTTACATTGGGGCCGGTCTGGTCGACCCTTTCTCCGCCAAACGAACTGCCCTGGCGCAGGCAATTGATATTAGCTCACGTTCGAACGCTCTGGTACGGAACCTGTTTGATAAAAACCGGGCAAACGACGGATATGCACTCTCGACTAATGGCAGCCTGACGGCAAATGCCAGTTATTTTGTTACTGACTATATTCCCGTGCTGCCGGGGGAGAGCTACATCCTTTCATCCGGCACACAGGTGCTCTGCTTCTACGATCCGGACCTGAACAAAACGTCAAACATCACTGTCGCTGCT